GCTCATTAGTGGCTTCGCGCTTGGCGGGGTCGGCGGTCCAAGTCACTGCATGCTCCCGATGAACAGCATCGGCGGATCAAACTTGCCGCGCAGGAACTGGCCGCTCTTGTGCATGTACATCTGCACCTTGCCGATCCAGTTGGCCGGACGAATGCCGCGGTTCTTCGCGATGACCAGCAAGCCGTCCGGCGCGTCGATCGCCTTGTCTTCGTTCACGTCGCGCCACACGATGAACACGTGGTGCGCCTGGTCGGTCAGCGCGCCGGTGCCGCGGATCGATTCACGGCCCGGCACCTGCGTCTCGTCGACCTTCACGATGTGATGCACGAGGTGAATGTGGATGTTCAGCTGCATCGCGTAGTTGGTCAGCTGATTGGCGAATACGCGCTGGCCTTCGTAATCGTCTTGAGCCAGCCCGGTACGCATGAGGCTGTCCAAGATGAAGTGCGTACAGCCCTTCTCCTTGGCCGCATAGGCGATCAGCGCCAGCACCCGCTGCGGATCCATCATCCGCGTCTGGTTGTAGAGCCAGATTTTCCCGCTGGCCCAGTTACAGGCCACGTCGATGTACTCGTCCGACTCGCGCACGTCGGTGTCCGGGATGGCGAGTTGCGTGATGTCCGCCATCGACTCTTCGGGCGTTTCCTCGAGGAATGCCGCGCAGACACGCTCACCGCTGCGAGCCAGATGCAACGCGAGTTGCTTGAGCATTCCGGACTTGCCGTGAAAGTTGATGCCGGCCCAGATGCTCATGTGGCCGCCCGGCAGTCGCACCTTGTCGCTCAGCCCGCTCCACGGCAGCGTGGCGCCCTGCCTCGCCCCTCGGCCGTGCAGCACGTCGCTGATGCTGGCCACCAGCGTGCGCGGGTCGACAAACCGCTGTGTGTCCTCTTCGGTCAGCACGTACCGATCCCAGTCGATCGGTGTTTCGCGAATCAGGACTTTGGCCAGCGCGTTCATGCCACCATCCCCCAGCCGTCAGCATCGAACACCTGCACCGATGGCATATCGCTCACGCGCGTCGTCAGCCGCACCGGGTTGGCGCGAAGGATCGCCGCCGAGAAATCCGCCAGCTCCGGGCCCGTCGCACGGCGTAGCCACAGGTACGCCCACAAGCCGGCGAGCGGTGACCAGTCATGCTCGAAATCCCGTGCGTTCCGGACGCGAATCGCCAGCACGCCCACGTCCTCGGTGAGCTGCGCCGCCTTCGGCCAGTTGTCCGTGATGAACACGGCGAGCTCGGGGGCCTGTCCGCGCTGCCGGAGTTTCGCGAGGAATCGCAGTTCGTACGGCGTCATATCGCCCCCTTGTACGGATCCTTGTGGGCGCCGTTGGCCTTCTTCGGTGTCGGATTCCAGTCTTCGAGAAACCCCCGATTGGTCCCCAGGAACGTCGCGGCCTGTTGCACGAAGGACGTACCTTCCTTGCCCTCAGCGCGGACATACGCGGCGTAACGCTCAACCCCGGCGAGAATTGCTTCCGGCGAATGGCCCTCGCGAACGCGGGCCCGGAAGTGATTCAACGCGTCCTGCCAGCGATGACTTCCGCTGCGCTTTGGGAACACTGCGCGTATCCGGTCGAACACGGACGAACCTTGTTCGGCGACGGGCGAACCTTCGCTGCCGGAGGCTTGCGCAATCAGGGAAGGGGAATCAGGAATCAGGAATCCGGAATCAGCACGGTCAGATGCCGATGCATGCCCCAAGCATGGCTCATCTGCCCTAGGCTTACCGCCCATGCATGAGCCTTCTGACCCAGGCATTGGCGGAATAACCGATTCCGGCTCTTTATGATGCGGATTCTGATGCTTTTCGAAGTTCAGGATCTGGATGTACCGCGTCCCGTTGACCTCGTATCGAGCAATGAATCCGTTCTCTGCAAGCCAGTTGAGCGAGACGGACGTACCTTCAAACGCTCGACCTGGATTGATATCGAAATGGATCTTGGCGGGCCGATCTTCCAACCGGCCGCGGCGATCCGCCAAACACCACAGCCCTGCGAACACGACTGTGTAAATCGGGTCTGCTATTGCCAGCAGCTCGTTTTTAAAGAGAGAGGGTTTCACGTTTCTGGCGCGCATCAGTGCTCGGTGGCGAGAGTGTCTCTATTGGCTTTAGCAGCCTGGGCCCACGACGCCCACCCCGGCGAGAGCATGCTCATCACCTCGAGAAACACGGATGAGTTCTCGCAGCGTTCAACCGCTCGACGTAGCTCATGCATCTGGACGCCGTTCATTTCGGCGTCACGCAGCATGAACATAAGCAGGACCTTGCTATCAAAGCTTTCCGCCATGTTTGGAAAGCGCCGAGTGGCAATCTCGTATAATTCACGCAGAACGTGCTCCGCAGGCGGCAGCACATAAGCCGCTTCCTCCGCAGTGAGCTGAGTCGCTGACTTGCCTGCATTGCATTCAATGCAGGCCGTCACGAGATTGGTCTCATCGCACCTACCGCCGCGACTGAACGGAATGACGTGATCAAGCACGAGTTCAATATGGGCAGCAGAGCGGCCGCAATACCGGCAGCGAAACCCATCCCGGCGCATGATCGAAAACCGCACGGCGGCTGATATCGACTTTCTGCTCAACGCAAACCCCTCTCGCGTTCCATCTGCTCGATGCGCTCGGGTGACCGCATGCCATGCAGCCGCTTCAGTTCTTCCCATGCCGACCGCTGCTCGGCAGGCGTCAGCGCCGTGGCGATCAGGCCGGCCTGGAAGTCGATGCGGCGCTCCAGCTCCGCGTCAGCGTCTTGTGCCTCGGGACTGATCACGCCGCCCTCTTCTGCCGCCCTTCAGCGAGCCAGTACTGCTTCACGTGGGCGCCATCGGGCGTCTTGTGCCATCGCGACTCGATGCGATAGCCCATGTCGCGAAGCTCTCTGCATCGCTGCCAGAGATTGGCGATGCCCAATTCGGTGAAGGCCGGCGCGCGAGTGATGTACTTGCGGCGCTTGAGGTAGGCCAACAGGCGTTGGTTCTGAGTTAGCTGGTCACAACTCATGATCGGCTCCGAGAAAACGCCGGGCCGGTCACGAGCACCGGCCGGCTGAGGGCCGCACGGGGGGACGAAATCGGTAAGTGACTACGTCGGCCGCCCCCGGCGAGGGAGCACCCCCGCCGGGTTTGGCTTCGCTTCGTAGCGCAGGGCACGCACCGTAAGCCGATCGGGTGTCCGCTCTCGTCAGAGTCGGGTCCGCAACTGTGCGCGCGTCTGCTTACGGACATAGCGCGCTTCATGCCTTTGCGTTGTTGGGAGGGAGCTACCCTCCTAAGCCCCACTGATGGATTCGAGGAATTCATTTGGCGACCCTTAGCTTTGTCTGGGATCGCAACTGCTCGGCCCGTTCCATTCGCTTCGTGAGCGCCTTCAGTAGCTCGTTGTTCTCGCGCTCGATGCGCTCAAGCTCGTCCTCGGGCTCGATCCACGTCACCGCATAACCCAGCTGCTGAGCCTCGTACTGGATGGTTGCTGTCGAGCCGGCGAGCTGCGCGAGGCGCTTGATCTGCATCACCTCTTCCGGGCAGAGCTTCTGCGCCTGGTCGGGATTGATTGCGTTGCGCAACTTGGTTGCGGCGGTCGTTGGGTTCTCGGCGGGCCAGAGCTTGCCTGCGACGGCCTTGAATCCGCCTGCGGCAGCGATGTCGGCACCCAACGCATCAAAGATGGTGTCGTGGAAAAGAGCGTGTTGATTCATGCTTCTACGCCCTTATGCGCTGTGTAGACGAACAAATATCCCCCATCTGGCGTAATGCTTCCCGTCAGGCGCTTAAGGGCTTCGCCGATGGAAATATCAGTGCGTTGCCGGGGGATCATCGTTACGTGAGGGTTCATGCTGATGGTTGTCGCTACAACAAGTAACCGGGATCGAAAATCAGGCGGTGCGAGCAACGTTAGAGCGACGGTAATCAGCCGGATCAACTTTGAGCTTGCCGCGCGTGGCCGCCTGGATCCGGTACGCCATCGCCTCGGGGATGTGCCCTTCGTCGTCGTCGGGCCATTGGCTGACGGCGCTGCGCGTGACGCCAATGGCTCTGGCGACGGCAGCCCCATTCCCGTTGTAGTACGCAAGCACGGCAGACTTAAGCATGCTGAACAGGGTACAGCATGTTAAACTGCGTTGTAAAGGATGCTGGACCCGTTGTCGCTTATGCTTTCCGCATGCAGACAATGGGCGAAAGAATCAGGGCCTTGCGCGAGGCGCGAGGATTGACGCAAACGCAGCTCGGAGAGCTGTGCGGTGTCTCAAAGAGTGCGGTCTCGCAATGGGAGGACGGGACGACTACCGACATTAAGCTCGTCCCGTTTCTCAAGTTACTGGATGCCCTTAAGACCGACGCCCATTATTTGGTCTATGGACCTGATCGTGCCCCTGTAGAACCAGACCCTTCGTCCACGGGACAATTCCGACGCCCCGCGATAAAATCACAACGCTAGTTTTCCTGTTAGCTCGGAAGTTAACCCACAGTACGTTTTCCGTCCGGAAAACGCCCCTGCCTCGCCCCACACGCTGATTCATTACGTCTCCGCCTGGCCGATCTGACTTATGTCGGCCTTCGGAGACGTTATAGCGCCTATTGAGTACAGCATGCTTGACGGCGAGTTTAGCTTGCTGTACAACGTATCCCCATCGGCTGAACATCGAGACGCCCCAAGCGCACCACCAACGGGAGACAGAGATGCATACCCCCACCTCTCATGAGATCGCAGTCGCCCAACGCTACGAGGCGATGCTGTTCCGTCACACGGACAGCCGCTCGATTCGCCGCTGGGGTCGCGTCCGCGGCTGGCTGAGCGTCGCTGCCGAGCGCGGTGAAGTCCGCCGGCCGCTGCGGCAGGCCGTGCTCGTCGCCTAACAAACGTTTCGCCCCAAGCGCGCAAGTTTCACAAGGCGTAACCCATGAGCAAGTTGCATCCCCTCTTTCAGAGCATCGCGGATTCGTTCGTGAGCATCCCCGAAAAGATCGCCGCCGCTTCGGTTGTCGATGCGGCAAGTGAGCGCGAGCAGCGTGACCCGAATGGCTGCACGACAGCGACACCGGACAATGCCGGGAACCACGGCGGCGGTCCTTCTAAGAACGCATACAGGCCGTCGCGGGAGGAACTGCTCGCGGTGTATCGCGGGGAGTACTGACCATGAACGCTGAAGGCTCACGGGCACCGGAAACTGACGCCGAGATCATTGCGCGGCTGATGCGCTTCTACTCGGTCGAAACGCTGGAACAGCTCGTGCTTGCGCAGAACAAGCATGTCGAAAAGCTGCAGGTGTACGGCGCGCCCCATCTGGGCAGCGAGAAGGCCGTGCATCACGTGCGTGAAGGCTAGCCGAGGCATCGCAGTCATGATCCCAAACATTCCGATTCAGCCCTTGCTCCACTACTGCAACGACTCGGCCACCGGTGAGTGGCTGGCAGCCATGCGCGAGATCGAATCCGAGGGCGAACTCACCCCGGCGCAGGAACCGCATCCCGTCGTGATGGACGCGAGCACGCCGGCCCTCCTTCGTCGACAGGCAGCGTGACATGTCCATGCAAGACATTTTCCAACACACGTTGAAGGCGCTCGACCAGCGCGATCCGTCCTCTACAGGTGGGCAGCACGGGCGTAAGTCAGCTCAAAGCGGTGCCCAGATCGAACTGTCTGCAGAGGACTCCACCCACGACGACGCCGGGACTGCAGGCGTCGTCTCTTCCGACTACGACGGTGCGCCCTACTGCAGCCACTGCGGAGCCAAGGGCGCTCAGTGGTGCAGCTGTGGGCCAATAGCGGAGACGGAGTGATGGACGAGCAACACAACGACATCGTCGCCTACGTCCTCGACCACCCGGACGAGGCCGCGCACTGGATCACCGAGCTTCGCGCCGCGCTGCAGGCATACGTCGATGAGGCACGCTCGCACACCGACCAGGGGCGGCCCGGCAGTCCGTTCCGGCTGCGGCTGGTGGCGGCGGAGAAGGCACTGCAGATGAGGAAATCATTCTAGGGAGCAAACCATGAACACGTTTTCCCAAGTAGTCCAAGCCACCCTCGCCAGCGTTCGCGCGCAGATGGTCAGCAGTGGCACCTCGCATGCCTCTACGAATCTGATCGTGCGCCACGCGATGAAGCATGCCGAATCGGCAGAGCCTGCGATTCTGGCGCCCGTCTGTGAAGCAGTGCGCGATGAACTGCGCTACTCCGCGCTGCGAGCTTCTAACACGAACATCTCTAGGAAACGAACATGACCAAGCAAAAAGTAGCACTGTTCCAGCGCGTCGGGGATTACAGCTACCTGGCCACTCGGAACTTCTCGCTGGATCTGTCCGACGAGGACGCCGATAGCTGCGTATCTGATGGATACGTGCGTCTCTCGCCGTGGATCGAGATCGAATTTCCGTCGCTGGACACCGGCGATGTCATCCAGGCTCAGCTCGCGCAGCTCGACAAAGCCGAGCAGAAGGCGCGCGAGGAGTTGCAGCAGCGACTGAACGCGATCAACGACACGCGGCAACGGATCTTGGCGCTGTCGTTCAATCCAGCTTAGGCAGATCGTGAGTAAGTCGGAGAAATGAATGTCCTCGATCTCTTCAGCGGCATTGGCGGATTCAGTCTCGGGCTCGAGCGAGCAGGGATGCGAACCGTTGCGTTCTGCGAACGAGACGAGTATTGCCGCGCCGTCCTGCGAAAGCACTGGCCTGACGTGCCCTGCTTCGATGACATACACGCCATTGACGCAGACGGATTGGCTCGGCTTGGACGAATCGATCTCGTCTGTGGAGGCTTCCCGTGTCAGCCCTTCAGCGTCGCCGGCAAGCAGAGAGCGCAGGAAGACGACCGCTACCTCTGGCCGGAGATGCGCCGCGTTATTGCACTCGCGAGACCCGCTTGGGTCGTTGGTGAAAACGTTGCTGGTCTCATCTCGTTGGCACTCGACGATGTGTTGGCTGACTTGGAAGCCCTCGACTACGCCGGGAGGGCGCTTGTTATTCCGGCTTGTGCCGTCGATGCGCGACACCGACGGGACCGTGTCTGGATCATTGCTGCCGACACCCGTGACGGTGGACAGCCGCAGTTTATTCAATCGCTCCCCGAGCTCTGGAGCAGCGCGGAGACCGACGCTCGGGGCGATGGCTCGCTACAACCTATGGCCCACGCCGGTCGCGAGGGACTTCAAAGGCCAAGGGATGAGTCGGGAGCGCCGCGCCACACGCGAACCGGACAACCTCTGTTCCGCCGTAGCGGAGACGGACGGCTCTGGGCCCCTGAACCCGCAGTGGGTCGAGTGGCTCATGGGGTTCCCAACAGGGTGGACAGAATTAGAGCCCTCGGAAATGCCGTCGTCCCGCAGGTCGTCGAAGAGATCGGCCGCGCAATCATGAAGGTGAGCGAAGCAACATGAAGCCTAAGAGCATCTACATCTCCCTGACGCCCGAGCAGCTCCAGCTGTTGAAGCCGCATTTCGATTACGTGCGAGAGCAATACGTTCTCGGCCGCCCAGGGATGCTGATTGCCCAAGTGTGGCAGTCCGGCAGCAAAGATGACTTGCCGGTGATGCGCGTCGGGTTCGCGGAGTACGAGCAAGCGTCGAAGATCGCGCGGTCTATGCAGGACGACTACGCGGAGGATGTCCCATGAGGCTCTTCGGCTGGGTGGACAACCACCACTATTTCGATTTTTGTACGCTGATGGAGCGGATTTGGCGGGCGCGTGTCGCCAAGAACCCGAAGTCTGCGCGCGCCGAACGAGCGCTCGCTAGATTCCACGCGCAGTATCCCGAGCACGTCGTGAATCTGGCGCAGTGGAGATTGCGGCGCGCGCGACGTATCGCCACCGAACAGAAGAGGATTTCCAAATGAGTGCTGTTGTTGAGTCTACGGCGGCTCCGGCGCCTGCCGTTCAGCCCGCTGACCCGATGCAGATGCTGGCGGTTGCTATCGAGCGTGGCGCCAGCATGGATCAGTTACAGAAGCTCATGGAGCTTCAAGAGCGGTGGGAGCGAAACCAGGCGCGGAAGGCGTTCGACGCTGCCATCGCCGCCGCGAAGGCGGAGATCAAGCCCATCGTCAAAAAGCGTGAGGTGGACTTCACGACCGCGAAAGGGCGCACCAACTACAAATATGAGGACTTCGCGCTCATCGCCAGTGAGATCGATCCGATCTTGTCCAAGCATGGGCTGTCCTACCGCTACCGCGCGAGGCAGGACGGCAACAAGCTGACCGTGACCTGCATCCTAGCGCACCGCGACGGGCACTCGGAGGAAACAGAGTTGACCGCTTTCAACGACGAGAGCGGCAACAAGAACTCGATCCAGGGCATCGGCAGCGCGGCGACGTACC